AATCCTAACACTCATATTTGGTTTGAAAAATATCGTCCTAGAACTATAGACGATATACGAGTACCTAGTAACGTAGAAGCTTTTGTAAGAGAAGCTAAAGAGACAGAAAATATTGCTCACTTACTATTTGTTGGTAAACCAGGTATTGGTAAAACAAGCTTAGCTAAGATTATTGTAAATGATATTCTTGAATGCCAGTATTTATATATCAACGCTTCAGATGAAAACGGTATTGATACAATTAGGTCGAAGGTAATTACCTTCGCTCAGACAAAGTCTTTAGACGGTAAGATTAAAGTAGTTATTCTTGATGAATGTGATGGTTTAACTCAAGACTCCCAAAAGGCTCTTCGTAACGTTATGGAAGAGCATCATAATACAACTCGCTTTATTCTTACCGCCAACTTTAGTCATAAGATTATTAATGCTATTACTAGCAGATGTCAAACCTTTGACCTAACTGTTGATAAAAACAACTATGGTGAAAGGCTACGATATATTCTAAGTGAGGAAAATATCGATTATAGGGCAGATGTAATTGAAAAAATTATTGAAAAGCATTACCCTGACTTTAGGTTAGCTATTAATGAGCTTCAAAAGAATTGTTCTAACGGAAAGCTGGACATAAAGGATTCAAAAGAGAGTGTTTCTTTTATGAAGAATCTATTCGTTAAAATTCTTAAAAAGAATGCTTGTCAAGACATTAGACAATTTGTTATTGAGAATGAGGAAGTGTTTAGCGGGGATTATCCAAACCTTCTAAGATCTCTCTTTAACTATATTAATGAGTGTTCATTCAATGATAACGCAAAACGTAGAATGCTTGGTTTAATCGCAGAACATCTTTATAGATGCGCTTTTGTGATGGATCAAGAAATTAACTTTTATGCTTGTGTTATCGCTCTCGTCCCGGATGACGAGTAAAAAAAGAGGGAGTGAACACCACTTCACTCCCTCTCACCTACCTACTTTACCTACAAAAAATTATTTTAAACCTTTTAAGTACATCTTTTCTGTTGACTTAGCAGCAGTCTTTTTAGCGTACTCATTTTCTACATCCTTGCTAGGATTTTCATTATCAGGTATATTCTCATTATATTTATCAGCCTGTTCTCTATTTCCAGGATCTTCATTACCTTTAGCAGGATTAATTACCGGATAAGTAGGGTGCTTGTCATCAATATATCTTGCTGTTGAAACAACTTTTTCTGCAGCTTCTGGCTTAATAATTTCGTTATTAGGTCTTACATTTTTAGGATTAATTGGTGTTTGAGTTCTATTCTCCCCACCCATCATTTGTAATTCTACTAAATAAGCAGGGACTGTTACTACATCCGTAAAAATACCAGGAGCAATTTCTCTTGTTACATCAACAAAAAAGTTATCCGGTTCATATGTTTTACCTGCTAAACTGTATCCGTAAGGAGATTTAATATGCCCAACACGTAAATAATCACCTGATTCACTCAATTCCTTCATTAAATCAACTTTTATTTGTTCTTGGGTTTTAGTCCATTCATCATTTAAGAAATTTTCTTTAAATTTCACTAAATCCCCAGTCAACAAACCATTGCGGGTAAAGCGGTTTAATTGTTCTTCTAAAACTTGTTCGAATTTAGATGTCATACTATAAATATTTATGTTAAAAGTAAAAAAATTTATAAATATTTAGTAGATGGCAACTGTAATTCTTAGCTCTATTTTTCAAACAAGTAAAAACCCTAATAGTTTAAATAACTATAAATATCAGGATTTTGATATTATGTCTATGGAGTCTTTAAGAAACAATAATATTGGTTCAAAAAAAGACAAAAGCGACTTAAAGGTTAGCTTTGATATTAATGCTGTAAATAACGCTGTTGTTAATATATTAACAACAAGAAAAAGACAAAAAATACTTGACCCTGAATTTGGTTTGAGATTGGAAGATTATTTATTTGAGCCTGTAACTGATTTCATAGCAAGTAGAATACAAGAAGATATTACTTTCGCTATAACTAACTTTGAACCTAGAGTAAAGTTACATTATGTGAATGTTGTACCTTTTCCGGAGGATTATAAATACGAAATAAACATCTATTATAATATCCCGTCTCTTAAACAGTCAATAAGGCTAAAAGGGAATCTCGAAAATGGTGTAGTAGAAATTTTATAAAATGGCAACAGAAATTTATCCTGAATTTAAATTAAACCCTAATGCATATGCTGCGTTAGATGCAACTAGCTTGAAGCGCTTAATGATTGATAGATTAAGCGCACCTTCTAATGTTGTATTTACAGACCAAAATTTTACAGGTAGTAACATCAATGCTATTATCGACATTGTTGCCTACTCCTACCAAACTCTTCTATTTTATTTAAATCAAACATCTAGTGAGGCTGTATTTACTGAAACACAGCTTTACGAGAATATTAATAGAATAGTAAAGTCTCTAAACTATAACCCTATAGGAGATCAAACTGCTTCCGTACCGTTTGTTGCTAGTTCAACTAACTTAGCTGCTAACGTTTATACAATACCAAGATACTCATATATAGCCCTAGATGGTGTTGCTTATACTTTTAACGAAGATGTTACATTTGAAAAAACTACTCAATCTGGCACCGTAGAAACTTTGAAGCAGTTTAGCTCTTCCTATCTTTTATATCAAGGTAAAATTGTTGAATATCCGTCTAAACTTGCTTTAGGTTCTGAATTTGAAATTCTTACTTTAACTCCAGGTTCTGATGTTATTGTAGATAATTTTAATATAGACGTATATGTTTTAGAAGTCGATAATGGAACATATTACAAATATCAAAGAGTCGATAGTTTGTTTTTATATGGCCCTCAAGATAGAGTATGTGAAATAAGATTAAACGAAAATAAAAATTACGAAATTAAGTTTGGGGATAATATAACAGGTAAAAAGCTTACTAATGGAGATATTATATCAGTTTATTTTCTTCAATCTGAAGGAGCAGCCGGTGTAATAAGCGCAAATCGTTTAAATGGAAAAACAACTTCTATATATAATACTCCTAGATTTGCGAGAATATTTAATGATACTAAAAATGATAATTTAAACTATCTTAATAATGATAATATTCAAAATATTACTATTAATAATGAAGTAGATTCAACAGATTACTTTGAAGGAGAAAATGTCGCTACTATAAAACAGAGAGCACCTCAAACATTTACTTCTCAATACCGTCTTGTTAATTCAACTGATTATAAAAATTTCGTTGAAAGAAACTTTTCTAATTTTGTTTATTCTGCGAATGTTCTAAGTAATGACGAATATTTAAATTCTCATTTGAAATATCTTGTTGATGATTTGAAGATGAATGACCCTAATTTAGATACTAATGTATTATCTAATCAAATTCTTTTTTCTTCTTCAACAAATTTTAATAATGTTTTTATTTATTGTGTACCTAAAACTTCGTCGTCTAAAACAACGACTATAACAAAAAATAATTTTATATCCCCATCTCAAAAAAATAATATTATTTCTACTATTAATTCAGTTAAAACATTAAACACAGAAGCGATTATAATGGACCCGGTTTATATTGCTTTTGTTTTAGGAAACGGTAACAGCGAAAATCAAGGAACTAATGTTGTACAACTAAATGATAATTCTTTTGTAACAGTTTCTACAGACCCTAACATTATTATTAACAAAGATAATTTAAAACAGGAAATCATAAGTTTAATTCAATCTTATTTCGATAATTTAAAAATTGGGGGGTTAGTTGATATAACGAGTTTAAACTCTGCTATTCTTAACCTTGAAGGTGTCTTAGATGTTAAAACAACTGGTTCTTCTGGAACAACAAGCGGGTTGAGTTTTATTTCGTATAATTTTCAGTATCCAGAAATAAATGTAAATACAGCTTCTTCATCTATTCAGCTTGAAAGTTTTATGTATCCGTATTTACCTCAATATTTTACATTCTCTAATAAAATTATTATAGATTAATGAGTATACCTTTTTATATAACTACCGGTAAAGGAACTACTTTAACCAAAGTAGTAGATAGTAACAATGTTTATAGTCTATCTACTTTTACTGGTATGCCAGTAAAACTTTCTGTACTTCAAGATGATATACCTTCTTCTTATAAGAAAGATTTTATAATATTTGAAATTAATGATGAGTTTGTACTAAAAGGTAATGATAAGGAATATAATTTTCCAATACCAGGGGTTTATAAAATTAAACTTTATACCGCTGACGAAGATGGTGAAGCAGTTGGTAGTTTTACTACTTATTTAACTTCATATAACTATATTACAGATACTATAACTCCATCATTTTCTTCTTCTACCGGTCTTGTTAATAATGTGGTTAGTTTGTGTGCTAACGATCCAGATACATTATTAAGTAGAGATAGATTTATTTTAAGTTCAAATGTTTGGTTAGCAGGAGCATATAATCCTTCTCCTATTGTTTTAGTAAGATACAATACATGGCAAATTTGCCCTAGCTTATCTGCTAACAACTACGATATTAATCTTTATTGTGATAGAAGTAAATCAGTAGATTATCTTGCAGAGAAAGATTATTTTACTCACAATCTTTTAAATTACCCGATTTGGCAATTTACTACAGATGGACCTCTACCTAATGGGGGTCAGAGACCAACTTTCATTAATACCTTATCTACTAATTCTGAAAATATATACCTAGAGTATGATGGTATTACAGGTACTGTAAGTACAGTAAGCGGTGTTAATAGTATTTTTTGTGGTACTAGCGGCTATAATGGTTTTTATTTCAAAGATGATTCTATTAATTATTCGAGCAATGTTCTTTACTTTACTCAAAATCTAATAGATATACCTTTAAGAAAATATCTATTAGATAATAAAACCATCCAATTGTTTGAGGGTAAGCAGCCTATTATAAATAATTCCAGTGCAACATTATCTGCTATAATTGCTGTAAATTATCCGTGGGAAATAGGTTTTTCTTATAACGGTTTAGAGGAAAACTTTCCAGTTAGTATATTTAATGGTACTCAATACCCTCTTTTTATCGGGATAAAAGATATAAATAACAACTTTCTAAAGTATTACCCTAAGATCACATTGATTGGTTTAAATGATACTCTTTCAGCTAATACGGTTAAGGTATCACTTCTATCCGCAGGGGGCTCCCCAGGGGCTTCTCCAAATATTTACGGTCCTGATAATCTTACTCAGTATCAATATAGTTTTTCACCTTTAAATTTACCTTCAGTAGATAATGATACGTTAAGCTCTTTTGCTGTAGCAACTTTTTCTGCTGATTATGTAGAAAATTTTCAGTTCTCAGGATACTTTAACTCAATAAGCTTGTCTGCAAGCTATTTATCAAGAACAGATTATAATATATTTAACCCCGGTATATTATCTGCAGCAGGTGTATTTGTAGTTAATAGTGTTAGCGCTAATATAGGTGGTCTGAAGGTTCTAAACTATTTTCCAAACGATATAGTTTATAATATAAATAAAATTAACGAAGATTTCGATTATACAGGCACTTTAAAAAGCTATGCTTTTATGCCTTCTTTAATTGAACAAACAAATCTTTATGATTATTTCTTTTCTTATATAGCAGGAGATGAGAGTAGTAACCCTAATGAATTTGGTAAAAGAGTATACGAAAAGATTGCTAATTTTACTTCTAATATATCTGATCTAGATACATCCAATATCAACGAGCTTTATTCTTTATATAAGACTATCGGTTATCAGTCAAAGAATTATGAGCTGAACTTCCCGTCTAACTTACAACGTATATTGGATTTGCTTAGTATAAAATATGATAAGCTTATAGGGATGGATACAGGTTATAACTATAACTACAAAAACAACGATTTGGTTAATAATACCCAAGCTCAAACTAATTTAGGTCAAGAACTTACTCAAGATTCTATTATATATTCAGGACAAAATATAGTAATTAATCAACATTTCCAGAA